CAAACAGAGATGTTTTACCACTAGTTATGGCAATGGCAGGTGTGAGTCTCGCTTCGGTTGCCTCCGCAGTGATGTGGTGGAAATCAAAGGGAGCTAACCTCCAATTGGAGGGTCCAAAGGGACCCGATAATCTGCTTAATGCGGTTTGCCAGTTTTCAACTGTTTTAGGGTGCGTTACTGCTGTTATTGCTCTCATTGCTGGACAGGATTGGAGTTATATTGTTTCTCAAATCAAGAATTCCTCTTTTATCATTACTCTTTTGAAGAAATTTTCTAATGAGAAGAGAGATCATTCTAACATTGATTCGGACGAAAAAGCCGACAATGTTGTCAATTATGAGCGTGAGTTGCGAAAAGCTTTTGTGCGCATCGCTAAATTTTGCGATGAAATGGATACAGTGATCCAACAAAAAATCACTGTTGACCTTGTGAATCTCTGGTGTACTCAACCAGCAATGGTTGATAAGCTAGGTCTTTCACAGGATGAGCGGCGACAACTCCGAGATATGTTAGTTTCATACGAAATGTTGTTGCAAGGGAGTTTTGCCTATTCTATGGCAACACTTGCCCAAGTCGACGATCCATTGGATATACCGCTAAGTCTTTGCACGATGTTGCAGACTTTTGCTAAGCAATTCTTATTCGCGCTTGGGGGAGCAAGCCTTGTTATAGGCATCTTCTTTGTTACGGGTTATGCCTTGAACCCAAAATTTCGAGGCTATTGTGGTGATGGTTTTCGCGGTTTGTTCGATTCGGTTTCTGGAAGTGTTACTAGAACGGCTAACATTGTTGTTGATTTTATGTCCGATAATGTTTACCGTTTTGTATGTCCGGTTACCCATAAGACAATTACCGTGAAGGAAGGACTTCTACTTGAAGGTGGAATCCGAAAGTTACAAGACTTGTCCATTGAGCAGCAAGACGCATGTGAGAGGATTCGAGAATCACTCCTCATTCTTGATGCTATCGAGATCTGCATGAATACCAAGGGTAACACTCTTCCAGTGATGGAGGGTAGAACTCGTCCGGTGAAGGCAGCCGGCGTCGATGGTTTTGTTCGTTATGATGACGGTTCATCCCGTTATGATGATGAGCTTGATCGACAAGTTAAGACCTATTGGAATGATAAATGGAATGCAGGTTATTCTGAAAATGCCTGCAATGAATTGGCTACTCTTTTTAAGGAAAAAGAAGTGTGTCTTGAAATGCATGACAACATTCTTACCTTTTCTAGACAGAGCGATGAAAATATTCAACTCCTGAATAATCTCAAAGATCGAATTGAAGCCGCCTCTAATAAGGCTGAGCAAATCTATTCTGGATCATGGGAGGCTTTTGGAGGAAAATTTCAATCGCGAACCAATTTCCGATCATGGAAGAAAAATGTTAGAGGGAAAGGAAAAAGTGGAGGTGGTCCAATGAAACCACAGGAACCTGGTCCCAATTCCCAACAGAAACAAACGGATGCAGCGAAAGCTCCCGTTTTTGAGAAGTTTGCCAACTTCAAGAGATATCTTGATAAGTTGTGTGATGAGAGGGTGAAGAAATTTGTCGATGATGTCAAAACACGAAAAATTTTTGATAATCCTGAAAAACCAGATCTTGATGCGTTCCATCATCTCTGGGAAGAAGCTATAGCTGGCTATGAGCGATCTGTTTTTGGTCTGCCTGCCTATGAAAAATATAGGGGCAGGCTTCATGAGGACACAATTTCTGACTCTAAAATGGCTGAAGAACAAATTGCTGCTTGGAAGAAATGTAAGGAAGGAATTCTGAACCATTATCATTCAAACCTTGAGGATGCTAAAATTAAGCTCGAAGGTCGTGCAGCAATGAAACCTGAATCATTCCGTCAACAGAATGGTCAGAAGAAAAAGATAAACAAAAAGAAAGGAACGAGCTCTTTGAAGCCTGTCCAAAAATTTTTTGAAGAATTGCGCTTGGGGAAGAAACCGGATGAACCGGTGAAGGAGGGATTAAAACCTGTTAAACCAGATGAACTGGTGAAGGAGGGATTGAAACCCGTTAAACCTACCCAAAGCAACTATTATTCTGCAGCCCCGCAAGACAGACCGTGTCCCTTTTGCTTTCATTGGCATAAAGTGAATGTTCCGTGTACTGCTGTTGGTAAGTGTCTTAACGCTTTCAAAGGCCGATATTGCGAGGGTTGCTCAAGAGCCCGATGGGCTATGGAAAAAGAGACCCCAGAGAAATTGGAAGGCCCCGCGGCTTCCAAACCGGTGTCACAGGAGACTATAAGGAGTGCTTTGATGTATCTCTGGAATGGCCAAATGTGCATTGGTACTGGTGTCTTATTGAAGATTGGAGGTAATAGCGATCCTATTCGTTATTACGCGAACACCCACAACGTCAAAGCCGCTACAGGCATGTCGTTTGGGAACTTGACTAACGTCGTTCCCATCTTGAAAGAGAAGTGGAGTGTTGGGCATGCTAGTGATTTATCAAGCATCTCCTCCGCGCTTGTTGGAAAATACATGGAGCAAGGCACCAAGCCTTTGCCTGTTGTTCGAGCTGAGGTTACTGATATTCCTCAGGTTGCAATGTGGTATGGTTTGGATCCCGAGACTCGAACAGAGTTTCAGGTGAGTCCCGGTTCGTATATTGTGCGGAATAATGAGATTTTCCACAATTTTGCGACCGCAAAAGGATCTTGTGGGAGCATTTTGGTTGCTCCAGGTGGTGGCGTTTTGGGTATTCATTGGCGGGAAAAAACAATGAACCCCGAATATCCTAATGCTGCTATCCCCATTATTGATTTAAAAGTATAAGCCCACCCAAAGTGGTGGGCCCCAAGAACGTTGGAACACGTGAGGAAATAGTTTATCGAGTCTGGAGCCAGATGGCCCTCGGAACAAATACCTATGAATTTTTCAACTATTTGGGTAAATTACCTAGCCCTCCAAAACCATTATTTGTGAATCCCTACCTAGAAAAAGGTTATCTTTATGAAACCAAGGTACCAGAGGATATGAAAATATGGTTTGACGAGAATGCCGGTGATTATTGTTACACGTATGATACAAAACGCACACTCGACGTGTCTGTCCGAAAGATGGATAAGGCGGTGTGTAGGAACTATTTGGATCACCCCTTATGGCCTGCTTGTGTCTCACTTCTGCATAAGAAGTGGGGCCCACAGCTAGCTGTTTCGCAGATGACTCCTTCTGAGATTATCCAAGACATGGATCTCACGAAGGCGCCTGGTTGGCTAGAAACACATCGTGGCTTTCGAACGAAAGGCGATTGTATTCTAGGTGGCTTGATTGATGAATTTATGGATTCAACTATTCTCAAAGAGATCCCGTTATGGAAAGTCTCTGGTAAGAATGAAATCAAAGAAACAGCGGTCTATGTTGGTGAAATGAAACAGAG